TCTTGCATCCAATCAATAGCAATAGCTCTATCAATGTTGCCTTGGCCTTCATGACCTATTGGAAAATATCCTTTCCAACCTTCAACAGCTACAGCGAATCCAACAACCTCACCATCCTTGCGTACCGATCCTGAACCCATACTAATTAAATTAGGGTCACGAGTTTCTAAGTCGATTGCAATTTCAGTGTGCTCACTTAGATCTGGCATTGGTGGTACGACCCACTCAGTGTCCGGACTAAATGACATTGGTATTTGTAATCCCTTATTCAGAATAGTCTCTTTCTATTATCATATCGATGTAATGTTTTGCTTTCTCTAAATCTTGCTTGCCACTTCCTTTATGAGGATGTCTCATAATATACTTTATAGCATTACCCTCAGCAAATAACAACTTGTTTTTATTGACGAATTCTGCGGGTTGTATTGCGTAATGGTTGTAATGATTACCTCCCACTTGTTTATCGTATGGATTAGACATATGCATAACTCCTTTCATAACTTTTTGGTTCTACAATGTGTAATGTTTCTTCTGCTCTTGTTACAGCAACATAAAATAATCTGTGTGCTTCGTCTGGATCATTCTCTGCTGAGTCTACACTTGCTTGCGTTACGTCTGGCAATAACAAAATGTTTTTTGCTTCACCACCCTTTGCAGCATGTATGGATTTAAAAATAATCCTGGGTACTTCTAAAATATTTTCTCCACGTGCCAACATAGAACGTATGTATGTTTCTGTAAAATGATCTAGTTCGTTAAACGCTTCATACCAGACAGCGTTTGTTTTTAATCCGTGTTCCGCGATGCAGTCTTCAATAGTATATGTTTTTTCTTTATCTAACGTGTTTGCTTTTCTGTAACCCATCGTCACGTTGTTTCCTAAATAATTATAAATATTTTTTACTAAGATAGGTTCTAACGCTGTTCCTTTTCTCCAATGTTCCCATCTTTGTATCGCTTGCACCAATTCTACTGGCGCTGCATTCTTGCCTCTAGACTTTCTGTAATACCATCCGTTTGCTTCACAGTGTTCTTCTACCTCTTCAAAAAAATGATGTGCTGATGCTAGCACTAACCACTCACCTTCTGACATATCAACATCAGTCACGCTGCTATGATAAGACAACTCTCCTGACTGTCCATCTTTTGGTTTGTATTCTTTGTTATACTTGTTAGTAATTCTTGAACGTATACTTTGTGCCAATTCAAAGATTGGTCCTGATGGCACTCTAAAAGATTTCTTTAAAGTCTGTACGTCGTCGACCTCGTTTTTTAATGCAATGAAATGATCTACGTCTGCGCCAGCCCATTTAAAAATTGCTTGGTCGTCATCACCTGCAATATAAGTCTTGTCAGAATTGTCCCACATGGCACGAACCATAGCCCATTGCAGCGGACTTAAGTCTTGCGCCTCATCTATAAACAACACTTCAAACTTAGGGCTCAGCTCTTTGTCAACAAACATTTGTAGCATGTCGTTGTAGTCATACATACCCTTAGACTTCTTAAATTTGTTGTATTCTTGGTCTAATAGATACAAAACATCCCTCTCTACGTCCACCAGGTGCTCGTTTCTGTCGTAAATCGTCATGACATCGACCATAGACACCCTAGCTTTATTAATTAACGTTAGATAAGCGTTGTCTGAGTCGAATAAACCATCAGCATTACTGTGCGCAGCACGTTTAATAGTCAATCCGTTCTTGGCACCAAACTCTTTGTAGTCAGGTGTAGTCACAACACGTTCTTTCTTTAGTCCTGCTCTGTTGTATGCCAAAGAATGCAGTGTTCTAAAAAAGGGAAACTCATCTTCTTCTAGATTAAACTTTTCCATTGCTCTCTTCTTAGCAACGCTGGCAGCATCTTTTGTAAATGTAAAGTAACCTATGTTTTTTGTATTAATACCAGATTGAATACACTTTTCTACCAGTTCAAGAAGTGCGTATGTCTTGCCTGTTCCCGGTGGTCCTAAGATGATTGTTTTCATTAGAATGGATGCTCATCATAAGTTGTTTCTACTTGTACAGCGCCCTCTTCAAAATCACCGAGTTTAACTTTTATACAACGCGGTCTTTTCTCGCCGTCTTTTGTTAAAACTTTTGGTCTAATCTCTTCTTCGTACAGATCTAGTTCTTGTAATAATTTACCTGTATCTTTTTTGTTCATGTCCCACGCATTCTTTTTTAAGAAGTTTAAGAAAGAAGTAACTTGGAACATAGCATGGTTTTCTTCCGTGCTAACATAACACTTACCGTTAACTAACTCTTCTAGTTTAGTTGTTCTAGTTCTATTCATTGTGTATTGTAATAATAACTGTCGTAATTCTTTTTTAGGTTGTAAGGATTCTAATGGTTCTATCTCTGCAACCTCTCCAGCAAACAAAGGTTTTAAATATACCTCTCGCCAGTCTTTGCCTTTAAGAATAGGTACCACTAAGTTTGCCTGCTCCATAACTGCAACTGCAAATAAATTAGGATTATGTAATTCCTGACTCTTTAATTGCACTCTCTTATCACCAACAGTCAATATCCACGTTGCTGGTTCAGAGCAATACTTCTGTAAATCTTTTAACGGCGCCATTTGTTCCTCGTCATAGCCTACACCAAACTTTTTAGTCCTACACTTTGCAGGATTACATACGCCACAGATTGGTTGATCTTTACACCTGTACTTGTCATAACCTCTTTTGTTTAATGATCCTATTAGATCATTAACTTCTTTAAATGGTAAAGGCGGATCAAAATATTTTTGATTGCTTGCCATAACAGCGTCTTGCCAAGTGTCTGGAGTAGCCTGCTTATGAAACACACCGATATTAAACAAAGCATTGTTTCTAGATCCTTCACCAAACCCTTCGTCAGCTAACTTGTTTAAACAAGGTGGACCGTCCTCAAATACTTCTTTCTTTATAGTTTTACTTTTCTTTACTTTTATTTCATCTATTTGTGTTTCTGTTAGTACGACTTTGTCATACATAATATAAAAATCTGATTCTGTTATTGCTTCTCCATTTTCATCCAAAGCATAACGCATACCTCTAATACCGCCGTGGTAAGGTAGATTTAAAAAGTTACCTACGTCTCCACGTTCCGCGAGTAGTTCTGTTTGTTTAGGAAATATCTCACTACCGCCAAAACCCAATGCATCAGCCATAGCTATTAGTTTAGACTGCAACAATGCAGCAGATATAAACTTATCACAAAATAAAAACAAATGTGCGCCGCCAGACTTAGATCTAAATAAGACCAGTGGGAACTTATGGGACTTGATAGAGGCCGCTATATTTTTCAAATCTAACTTGTAGTCATCGACATCAATGCAACCCCACTTACACATGTTTTGTTCGTTTATAGGTATAACACCTAACGCTGGCTCAATACCTTTAAGGTGATCTTGCCATAACTTATCTGTAACAGCGTCTCGTTTGATAAAAGCTTTTGCTTTTTGTTTTCCTTTATCTGTGATAGCTCCAGGTTGTATAACCATTTGCCCATAAGCATTGTTATTACCTTCAAATATTTCTTTAAACTTATTCATTTCTTCTTTCTCGGTCCTGGTTTATTACCAGTTTTTTTATATGGTTTAACACTACATTTGTAGCCGCAATATTTTTTCTGTCTTTGTTGAACTGCATGTATTGTAAACGTTTCGCCGCATGTAACACATGTTTTTTCCTCCTCTATCATATCTCCTCCTTTATGATAGCAAGGCAGGGGGAGTTGCCTTGCTATCGTTGCTAATTAAAACGGTACGTCTTCGTCGTTTGACTTATTCGAACCTTCTTCACTAGCTTTTGCTTTTACGTCTCCGCTAGAACACGATATAGCAAAACTTTTAGCTGCCTCGTAAAGAGATTTGTCCTGTACAGGACCTTCTTTCTCTACACTCCAACCAAACCACGTGCCTTTGTCGTTTGATTGCTGGACAGTTTTCAGTCTATACAAGTGACTGTAAGATGCTGGTGTAAACAAACCATTTTTACCTTCTAGTTTGATACCATTCATCATTGAGTTCCATGTTCTACTAACTTTAAGTTGTGTAGATTTCATAGAGATCAATGCTGTTCCCATCTTCTCATCCATAACAAAGTAAGACGCTGTGTTTTCAAGATAGTTACCATTTGGTAATCTGTCTTTATAATCAGCTCCTCTCTTTGCTGTTTTAATAATGCCACTGTTCACTGAATGAATCTGTACTGGAGCACTTGTGCCCTGGCCACGATCTGACCACTCTACATACTCACGCTTATAATAGCACGGCATCACCTTTATTCCTTCTTCACCATCATATGTCTCTTTCGTCACGGTATTAAATATCATACCTGCTTCTGCGCCTTCCACATACTTAGAGTCATGCTTATTGATCTCCGGTGAAAGTTGTCCTAGCACTCTTAAGAATGGTAAAGCAAAATCTTCTGCTCCCATTTCGCTAGCTCCAACTAGTGCGTCTGCTTCAAACATACTGCCCAACGCGACTGCAGTACTTTCTTTTTTAGCTACTTGGTTCATGTTTAGTTTCTCCTTTTTCATGATTTCCGGCCTATTTTGGTTTGATCCTTCACGAAAGTGTGAAAGAATTCGGAAGGCATGTCGAGGCCGGCCTCGACACGCTCCCTATAGAGTGCTTTCAAAGTCATAGGTTCTACCTTCTGCTTTTGAGACGGCTCATAGCCCTCTTGCACTGCAAGGTCTAACAAATTGTTAGCCCTTGTATCTTCTCCTTTACCAAAGACTACAGAGACTTCGTTCTTAATGATGTCTCCCAGCCCCTGGTCACGAAGCCATGTGTAAGCTGCGTCCAACGAGTCTTTCTTTATAGTACAACTATAAGTTTTCTTTACGTCGACTGCTGATCCGTCAGCTAATTTCAAAGACGCCAAACCCTGTTCTGCTAACAGGTTAGGTATTATCTCTGAAGAAATCTTGTCTGCTTTTTCTTTTCTGTCTTTTATTTTTTGTTCCATCTCTGCAATCTCATTCTCATATGCTTGCAGTTCTAAACAAAAATTAGCCAGCGTTTGTATGTCTGATTTTTCTATCAGTTCTTGTTGATCTTGTTCTAGATCGTCTAGTTTTAAGTCCATGTTTTGCTTTCCTTGTTGTGTAAATCAATAGCTAAAGGATAATAAAGTCTTTCTCTTTTCTCCCACTTTAAAAAATTAAAACAACCATTGGTGATGTCAGACACTATTGCTGTAGACAACCCTATGATAGCAGGATCTCCAGTACACAATATATAATCATGTGGCTCAAAATCCTTTAAGTTCTTTTGCATTTTATGAATGAAAGGTCCTGTAGAAAAAATCATTTGTGAGTTTTTTGGTAAACAAATAACTAAGTTTCCATACTCTGCAGCACCTAAAATATTAATTGATTCTGGTGGATGTTGTAATACATATACCAATGGAGCGTCTGGATTGACGTCTTTAAAGTCTAAAAAGTCTGCTAGACTTCTACGATCATACAGCTCATACACTGTTAAATTCTTTGACATGTTATTTCCTTCTTTAATTCTTGACTTTGAATATAAGTATCATTATATGTATGTCAAGAAAGAATATAAAATAAATTATGATAGATAAGTATAGGTTTAAAACTAAGCCTTTTGACCATCAAATGAAAGCCTTGCAAAAATGTTGGGCAAGAGAATCGTACGCTCTTTTTATGGATATGGGTACAGGAAAATCAAAAGTTTTAGTTGACAACATTTCTGCTTTGTATGATAGAGGCGCGATCCGCGGTGCATTAATAATTGCACCTAAAGGTGTGTATAAAATATGGAGTGACAATGAAATTCCTAATCATATGCCAGACCACATTGAAAAAACCGTTGTGTCTTGGGATCCGTCAATTACTAAGAAAAAACAATTAGAACTTGACACGTTATTTGATGGCGAGCACGACCTTAAAGTATTGATAATGAACGTAGAAGCATTTTCTACTAAGAAAGGTCTGGACTTTGCAGACAAATTCCTTAGCATATTTGGTGGAAGAGCTTTGATAGGGATTGATGAATCTACGACGATCAAGAGTCCGACAGCAAAGCGTACAAAAAGTATTTTAACACTAGGGAAACTTGCAAAATACCGTAGAATATTAACTGGCTCTCCCGTAACTAAATCCCCTCTTGATTTGTACACCCAGTGTGCATTCCTGGACGATTATCATTTAAACTTCTCTTCTTATTACGCGTTTAGAAATAGACATGCTGTTATGGTACGCCGTACATTTAGTGGTAGGAGTATCAACTTAGTTGTAGGTTATAAAAACATTCCAGAGCTAAGCACAAAGTTAAAACAATTTTCATACCGAGTAGCAAAAGAAGAATGTTTAGACCTACCAGCAAAAGTTTACACCAAACGATCTGTAGAGCTGACTAAGGAGCAACAAGAATTGTATGCTACTATGAAACGTGCAGCAATTGCTCAGCACGAAGGCAAACTTATGACAACAGAATCTGCATTGACTACGTTAATGCGACTACATCAAATCACTTGCGGTACATTTAAAGCTGACGATGGTACTATCAAACACCTTAAGAATAACAGACTGCAAGCTTTGCATGATTGTTTAGAAGAAGTCGACGGCAAGGTCATAATTTGGGCAACTTACCGTGAGGACATAAAAAAAATAGTCGATTCTTTAAAAAAAGCTTACGGAGAAGCCTCTACAGTCGAATATCACGGTGGAGTGGATGCTACCCTTCGCCAGGAGAACATTGCTCTATTTCAAGAGAAAAAGGGCCCTACACGCTATTTCGTCGGAAATGCCCAAACCGGAGGGTACGGAATCACTCTTACAGCAGCTAACACGGTAATTTACTTTTCAAACAACTATGACTTAGAAAAAAGACTACAGTCAGAAGACCGAGCACATCGTATCGGCCAGACTGGCAGTGTTACTTACGTGGATTTAGTCGCAGAAAAGACTATAGATGAGAAAATAATTAAAGCACTTAAAGAAAAGGTAGATTTTGCAAATGACGTTATGGTTGAACAAGACATTAAAAAATGGTTGGACTTTTAATGAAGAAGTATCGGTTCGTACGCTGTTCGGCCTTCTATCTTCTTTGCTTGCAATACTTGTTTGCGCCCTGTTCCTGGTTCTCTTTTCGCTGAGCAATGAACCCAACCTGAATTGGGATCAACACCATCATAGAACTCTAGTATTAACTGATCAAATTCACAATTTTTTGTAATCCACGTTGCGAGCTCCTTGTTGTCAACTCCGGGTATCTCGAAGTCTGCTGCCTCACCCTTGGCATGCTGTGACTTAGCCGAAGACCCGATAGCCTCGCACAGCTCTGGGCTACGATAGCCTGAGGATATAACGACCGGTTTACCAAAATGCTCACGCACTGGTTGTAGGACAGTCTCCGCTAGGTGAATAAGGTTTTCTATCTCCGCGGTCCCCGGTTCATTCTTAATGTTTTTACGTACCGCTGTTTGAGATTTAACTAGCTCTGCTAGTGAAAAGTTGTTTGATAGTTTCATTAGCAATTCCACTTTCTTAAAGCTAAAGCTTTTCTTGTTGGTTTACCATTAGGTTTTTTCATAGGACCTTTAACGCCGCCCATACGTGCACAAAAAGACTTACGTCTTTTAGCTGCTTTAGAACCTTTTTTAAGTTTAGATGGTTTTGTTGTGACGGCTGTCTTTAATTTGCTACCTGGGTTTGCTCGACGATAAGACGCTACACCTTTAGCGTTTAGCCCTCCCGTTTTACTCTTACCTTCTTTTCTTGTCCAAGCTGGAGTCTTAGCCATTAATTACCCCCGCCTACACCTCCGCCTACACCTTGTATACTACCTAGGTATTGACCTGAGTTACCTGCAATCATTTGATCGATTTGTTGTTGTGCAGAAGCACCACCTATGTTGTTGTCTTGATTAATATTATTTACACCTGTTACTGCTGCTTGTTGCAATTGAGCATTACCGATACCACCGGTAGGATTACCTTGAGCTAGTGATTGTAAATACTGGGTCTCAGAATCCATGGTATTCATTGCCATGGCATTCATTGGTCCTGCTGGTCCAAAATTAAAAAAACCTCCAGATAATGGTGGATTAGCTGCTCCCTGTAATGCAAGAAGTTTAGTAAAATCAAAATCTACGTCCGGACTTGGTAGTGCATTTGATATACCCATATTGTCAGTTTGCGCAACATCAAAAGGTTGTTGAGGTTGCATATTTGGATTAAGCATAGGCGGTCTTAATCCAAAAC